AACAGTCGGACGGCACCGGCGGGGCGACCATCCTGTCGAACGCTGTCCGCAGCGGGGACGACAACTCCGGCCCCGCCGCCTTCCGGGCCGCTCTGGACACGCCGCTCGACTCCGACTCCATGTACTCCGAGATCGAGCTCATCTCAGGTGATGACCGCTGGGCCGGCGCAGCTACCCGTCACGCGGCGGCGGCGCAGACCTACTACATGGCATGGGACTCGCTGGGCAACAACACGTGGCTGTTCGCCAAGTACGTCACCGGCTCACTGACCGAGAACCTCGGCGGCACGAGCGGAGTTGCCGACACCGGAAGTCTTATTCGTCTGGAGTCGGATAGCTCCGACCTGCACACCGTCTCGGTAGACGGCTCGCCGCTCACCGGCCTCGTGGATATCAGCGACAGCTCCATCACCGGGAACTTGCTGCCGGGATGGACGGGGAACAACTCGTCGGCGGGAGATTACGACAACTTCGAGGCCGCAGATGTGGCCGGTGGCGGAGCTCCCAACACGCGCCGGTATAGCATGCTTGCATTGGGAGTGTGAGATGGTCCAGCTCAGTGCGACTACAGCCGACTACAATGAGCTTTTCGAGCAGATGCCGCTCGCAGCAGAACGGCTCAAGGTCATCATCCTGACCAGGATGCTCAGGGAGCGGGAAGAGGCTGAGGTCAAAGAGCTGACCAGGGCCGCTAAGGCGCAGGTGCGGGCAGATAAGATGGGGACTCACGAACCGCAGGTGAGAAGGAAAAATAGCCTTGAGTGACAACATTCAGCTCGACGCTGGCTCCGGCGGCGCCGTCCTTGCCACCGAAGACGAGTCGAGCGTCCATTACCAGAAGATCAAGCTCACCGCTTCCGGCACAGGCACCACCGAAGGCCTCTCTAAAGCCGAAGACTCCGCACACTCCGGCGGCGAACACGGCATCATGGCCCTGGCCGTCCGCAACGACGTACTCGCCGCGCTCGCAGGCACAGACGGCGACTACGCGCCCCTCCAGGTGTCGGATACCGGCGCACTCTACGCAGACATTTCGGAATTAGCCGGAAATGCCATTGCGCTAAACAACGGGGCCGCAACAGCAGGGACGCTCAGGGTCACCATCGCATCCGACTCGACAGGCGTGCTCTCGATAGACGACAACTCCGGGTCGATCACCGTAGACGGGACCGTCACCGCAAGCCTCGGCGCAACCGATAATGCCGTCCTCGACTCGATAGACGCCGCCGCCACCGCCATACAGGCCGCAGTGGAGGTTATCGATGACGCCATCTCAGGGAGCGAGATGCAGGTTGACCTCGTATCCGCTCAAGTGACCAATGCGGGGACGTTTGCGGCACAGGTGGACGGTGATGCGCTGACCGCGCTGCAACTGATCGACAACATCGTCCTGGCCGAGGACGCAGCACACCAGTCAGGCGACAGTGGCGTGATGGCGCTGGCAGTGCGGGACACCGCGCCCTCGTCCGTCTCCGGCACAGACGGCGACTACGAGCCGCTTCACATAAGCGATGACGGCGGCCTGTGGGTGAGCATGGCAGCCAGTCACCAGGGCGGCAGCTCCTTCTTCTCCTCTATCGACCTCGACGAGTCAGAGGAAGAGGTCTCAGCGACCGCCTGCACCGTGGCATACCTGTACTTTTGGAACGCCACCGCAGCACCGCTCTGGGCCCAACTGTTCGACGCCACCGCCTCAGCCATCGCACCCGGAACGGACGCGCCGGATATGAACTTCCCCATCCCCGCCAACGCCGACTCTGACGTGGCAGGAGTGACCATCCCTGTGCCACAGGGCGGGATACAGTTCGGGACTGCGCTCTCCGTCGCCGTGACCACCGGCTCAGGGACCGATGCAGGCGCACCCGGCGCAAACGACGCCGGGGCGATTATCATCTACAAGAACTAGAAGGACCAGGCAAAGAGAATTGGCAGCCCTGGGCTGGATAATAAATCTCGGCTTCGCAGGCGGGACCGCTCAGGCCGCACCGCCGGAGCGAGGGCCGGGGGCAGTCCAGCTCGGGAAGGCCGTGGCAGATAATAACCTCGTGCTGTCGCCAACAGGCAACTCCGTCCTGCCCGTAAAGTCCGCCAACGAGCTGGCACTGCCAGGATAATTGGGGGCTCTGCCAACTGCTCTGAGGCGAGATTATGGTTGCTCATCTGACCGTCCGGTCAGTGATTCCACACGAGCCGCAGGTGATGGTTGCTCCCGAGCCGGAGGTGAGACGTGGCACAACAGATATACATGAAGCAGTGGGACACGCACCCGCCCGTCACGGCAAGGCTCAGGGACGGCGCAGGGACGCCGGCCTCACTCGATGGCGCAAGCGTCGTGTTCTCGATCGGCAACGGACTGGTCACCCGCCAGCCCGCAGTGGTCACCGGGCCCGGCGTCGTCACCTATAGCTGGTCAGAGGGCGATACAGCGATACCAGGCAGCTTCTCAGCAGAGTTCCAGGCAACCTATTCAGACGGCAAGGTGGAGACCTTCCCGCGCCGCCAGGAGCTCACCGTCACCGTCGAGGACAGGACCGCGGTGGCCGCAAGGCTCGGCTCCTTAGCAGTGGCCGCAGCTCAAGGACGCCTGGCACTGGTGACCGCTGCATTTGGAGAGACTACGAATAACAGGTGGCTCGACATAGACGGCGACGGCGTAGTCGCAGGCGCAGACATCTCCTCCGCAACTTCAGCAGCAGGAAGCATGGCAGCAGCCGCGGCGTCCGCATCAGCAGAGAGGACCGCCTTCGGGGGCGTGCCTCAAGCGATACAGGAACTGCTCGACACCGTGATCACAACCGGCACCGGCAACGTCGAGCCAACATGGTTCCAGACATTCATATTCGTGGACGACGCCGCCGCCTTCGCAGCGGACGGCGTCTTAGCCGGGGACTCGTTCTGGGGAGGCAACCCGGACCTCCCGGCGGTGCTGGAAAAGGTCGCGAGCGTTAGCGAGACCACCCTGGGCCTGACCGGCTCCCCCGTTGGCGGCGGCTCAGAACACGTTGGAGCCGTCGACGGGACCTCGTACATCATCAGCAGGCACACGCTGCCCGTCGTCAGCACCTCAGGCTTCGTCTTTCCGTCCGACCTCGACGGCGACGGTAAACTGGACGGCAAGGACCTCGCAATCGCAAAGGCCCTCGTAAAGGCGTGGGAGCTCTGATGCCGGATTTCTTTCTCAAACAGGGCGACACCGCCCCGGCTCTACAGGCCACCCTGAAGGACGGGGCTCAGAACGCGGTCGACGTGACCGGGGCCACCGTGGTCTTCTCAATGGAGACGGCAGGCGTAGTCAAGGTGTCAGAGGCTCAAGTGACCATAACCACCGCAACGGACGGCGTTGTGACCTACTCGTGGTCGGCTCAAGACACCGATACGCCGGGCAACTACACCGGCGAGTTCGAAGTCACGTTCGGAGGGGGTGCAGTCCAGACCTTTCCGAACACCTTCGAAGAGAAGCTGAACATCATCATCGCTCCGGAGATCGCATAATGGTGACCGGGAACGCTGAGGCGGGAGGGGAAGCGCGCATCAGGCTGCACCAGTTGCCGCTGGAGACGCTGCGGGAGTTCTGGCGCGACTTCGAGCCGTCCGATTACAAGGAGCACAGGAAGTGCGGATTTATCCCTACAGCCGAGCGCTGTTACGTCTGCAACAAGCAGATCGGCAGGCCGCTGGCCGCGCCGTATTCATACCAGGACGCAGTAATCAATGACGACCACCTGAACTGCCTGATCGCCGGGGGAGAGCAGACCGGGAAGTCGTTCACAGGGGCCATGAAGTTCTTCCGCATCCTGATGGGGTTCCTCGGAGAGTACCGGGAGCGCGCCGCAAACGAAGTCGCATGGCTGATAGGCGCATCCTACGAACAGACCGCCCGGGAGTTCGAGTACATTAAAATCTGGCTGAAACATGTGCCGCAGATACAGTTCCAGGCGTCCGACAGGGTAGACCCCGGTGAGATCAGCATCAACGTGCCGAAAGGGCTGTTCCGCATCAAGACCAAGTCGTCCGACGACGCCATGAACAGCCTGCGGATGGAGTCGCCGGTCGTCGCGCTGGTCTGCGAAGCGGCAATTACGACGTTCGACACGTATACCCGGCTCCGCTCCCGGGTGGCGCGAGCACGCGCTGACTTCCCCGGCTACGGGGCCATAATCATGATATCCACGTTCGAAGGCTCACTTGGCTGGTATCCCGTGCTCTATGGGAAGTGGCAGGTAGCTGCGACACAGGCAAGGGAGAACGCCGCCTCGTATTCGATGCCGTCGTTCACCAACATATTCATCTACAAGAAGGGCGAGAAAGACCGGGAAATCCGGGCAATGAAGGCGGAGCTTTCCGAGGACGAATACAACGAGCGCGTCCTGGCCGTCCCGTCTCCCCCGCGCGGCCGCGTGTTCCACATGTTCGACCCGACAATGCACATCCTGCCCGTAAATGCCCGCTACAACCCCGGCGAACAGGTGCTAATCGGCATCGACCCCGGCTGGTCAGGCCAGCCGTCGGCCTACGCCGTCGAAGCGGTACAGCGCCGCCGCCTGCCGTGCAACCAGTTGCACTACCAGGGCATCGACGAGATATTCGAGACCAGGCTGACGAACGAGCAGATATGCTCCATTGCCATGAACCGCCCCTGGTGGCGCAACGAGGACAAGGTGGGAGTGGTCGATATCGCAGGCACATACCACGCAGGCGCCCAGCCGCCGGTGGCACAGGTCTGGAAGGAAGAGACCGGGCTCTCCCTGCGCTCCCAGAAGGTGAATATCCTTCCCGGCATCGAGCGCATGAGCGCAATGTTCAACCTCTGTCCCGACCCGTCATGCGGCCAGCCGGTATTCGTGCTATCACCAGTGCAGGCAGGCGCAATCGCAGAGTTCGGCGGACTGCCGTTCCCGTCGTCGCACCCGCGTGCAGGAGAAGTACATCCCTACAGCTGGGCCAGAGACCGCACCGGCCAGGTCATCGGGCACACGCCGGACGACAGGTACTGCGACGCGGTACGCTCACTGACGTATCTCTTTATCAACCAGCTTGGCTACACCCGGCGGGACCGCTCTATGCGTGACAAGATCAGGGTCAAGAAGCGCCCGCCTGCCGCAGGTGATGGGGACTCACGAACCGCAGGTGAGAGGATGAGGGCGTATGCCTGACCCGAGTGTGGAAAAGGTGCTCGACCGCGTCACCAACATGGAGAAGGCCAACGCGCCGCTCTTCGAGCGCATGGACAACGACTGGGACCTCTACAACCTGAAGGAGTTTATCCCGATGGCAGGAGAGGGCATCCGGAGAGAAGACGCGTACACGTCGAACCGCCCGAAGATAGTCGCAGACAAGCTGGTAGGCTCCATCGCCGCCGCAAAGCTCATCGTCCGCGTCGAGGTTGACGCCAACAACGAGGCGCAGCGTGACGCCAACAACGACTTCGAACGGCTGGCAATCGGAATGCTCAAAAAGGCCGATAAGCGCCGTGAGACCGCAGGCGGCACAAGAGTCCAGACCGAGCTCGGCTTCAGGGCCATCACCTCCGGGGGCTACGTCGCAGCACGCGCGCTGCTGCTCAAAGACGAGGATGGCAACACCGTCGTAGACGTCACCCCGGTCATACCGAGACACCTGCTCATCCAGATGGGCGTGAACGGGCCAATATGGGCCGCCATCGTCACGCTGAGGACACGCTACAGCATACGAGACGAATACCCGAAATTCCGTTTTGAGGGAGAGGACGACCTCGACGACGATGCAAATCGTAATGAAAAAGTGATTGATTACTACTGGCGTGACGGAAAACGCTTCATGAACGCCGTTATCGTTAACCGGCAGTTCGCGAAGAGACCGGCAGACACCTTTGCGGTCAGCTTCCCGATAGTGGCGCGTGCAGTCGGCGCGCACTCCGGGACTCCCGGCCTGCGCTCCCTTAGCGAGGACACTCCCGGGATGCACGTCGCGCCGGGGGTCGAGACATTCGCAGAGTCGATCTTCGCCCCGCTCAGGGCGAATAACCGCTTCAAGAACCGGCTGATGAGCTACCGCATGACAATGGCCGCAAAGAGCGTGCGGCAGATACAGGTCGTAGAGTCGAGCGGCGGGACCAGGGAGCTTTCCGAAGCTGTTGATGAGGATGCCACGGAGATCAACCTCGACATAGATAACAACGAGAAGGTCTATCCACTCGAAGTAAGAGAGCTCACGCGCGACGTTGACGCCCTTTCCGGGTTTGTCAGCCTCGAAGATGCAGACGGGTCACTGCCTGAGCAGGCGTTTGGCCGCCTCCCGGCGCCTATATCAGGAAACGCGCTCCGCATCCTTGGCTCGTCCGTAGCAGAACGGCTCGAACCGTTCATCAGGCCGGTCGAATCATGCCTTGAAGGCATTATCGAAGCGCTCGCCGGGCAGTTCGAGACCGGCAGGTACAAGGAGATACAGGTCTCCGGCAAGACACGCGACCGGCTCGGCTTCAACCGCCCGGTCAAGCCCGCCGACATCAAGGGCCATGACTCGGTCATTGTCCAACTGGAGCCCGACCTGCCAACAGACAGGCAGGAACAGTGGATCACAGCGAACCTCGCCGTCCAGCCGGGCGCAGACGGCATCCCGCTCGCATCGCATATAACGGCACGGGAAGATATCCTGAAACTACAGGACGCCGACCTCGAAAACGAACGCATCTTTGCCCAGAAAGCACGAACATCGTCGGAAAAAATGGTGCTGATGATGCAACTCGTCGCAGCCACGAGACAGGGTGATACCGGGACCGTAGAGTTTCTCCAGAAGGAGCTGCAACGTATCATTACGGACGAAGCGATGCAGGAGGTGGCGAAGCGCCTTGCATTCATGCAGCTTATCGGGCAGTCGCCGTTAGGCGCTGCCGCACAGGGTATGGGCGGCGGTGAGGCGGGAAGTAACGGAAGCTCACCGGACGGCTCAGGCGGCGGCATGTTCGCAGGGATACGGCCAGAGGCACAGGGGCTTACCGGAGTGGCCCCGGGCTCTGTCGAGCCGTCACCGGAAGCAGGCGCCAACACGACCGCGCCGAGATCGGCCGAGCAACGCGCTAACGACATGGGAATAACGCTGGCGAGAAGGTAGGTTAGAGATGGTTTTCGTATTTATGACGGCCACCGGCCACCGCATCGCAGTGCGCGCAGCTAACCGCGAGCAGGCCGCTGCGCTGGCGACACAATTCCTCACAAAGGCCAACGCATCCGCGACCGACCTCTCCGGCCTGGCGTTTGTAGGAGAAGGGCTCCCGCAGGACTTTGGCTCAAGGCCCGGCGACTCGAGCGTCGGCTTCGACTTCAGGCCCGTGCCGCTGGCAGCCGGCCAGCCGCCCGGAGGTGATGGGGGCTCATCTGACCGTCCGGTCAGTGATTCCACACGAGCCGCAGGTGAGACTCCAGGTCCGTTGACCACAGAAAGCGTCCCCGGAGACAGCTTTCCAGGAGCACAACCCTCAAGCGGCCTGCCAACTCTGGGCCCCGG